TGTCATTTTTCGCAAATCCTGCTTGTTCATATTTTTGTCGATTAATAACTTCCATAAGTTATTGTAACTAAAATGCACGATACCACCTCATATCACTCTTTTGGGGATTGTGGTATATCAAATTTGCAATCATGCAAAAAACCACACTGATCTTCACCGACAATGCCTGTGAAGATGATTCGACTTACACCGTTCTGATTATAATCGAGATTAGGTAGCGTCCGCTCGTTTTCCACGATTATCAGCTGTCCCATTTCTCGGCTATTGATGAAGTACTGAAACAAAGCGGTTTGTACACTCTCCGATGTTTCATTCTTTGTTCCCTCATCAATTCCATGTAGCGGCGTGTCAACGATACATAGCCCAGGATTGTAAACAGCATTTTCCAACATGAATTTGCGAAATGCCATGACCACAATCGTATTTAAAATGGAGCAGTAACCTTTACCTTGCGTTAAAGCTTTTGCTTGTCCGTTGATTTCTAAGTCGAAAGAGCTCTTTGAGAATCGCGCTGAGATAAGAGGCGTGTACTTGCACTCCGTCAATATTTCAATTAGTGCAGCATCCATCCCTTCCCAAAATCGGTCATCAAACTTGTCCATTGGCTTGTATTTTATTTCGGATACATCTTCGTTCTGCATATCACGCAGGTCGCTATACCATCCATCAGCGAGGTGGTGTATTAACTTAAGCTCATAGTTTAACTGTATATACGTGCGATAAGCATCAATGGTCTCAGAAAGAGCTCTGGCTTGTGGCTGTAGATCTTCGGCTATCAGCTCTTCTATGCTACTTTTTTGTTCTGTCAGCAGCACAATCTCTGTCTGTAATTCCTGTATTTGTTGTTTGATATCTTCTTCTGCACCAACAAGGTCGTTATATTGAGCCACTATCCTTGAAAGCTCGGATCGGGCAGCCTCAATGTAGGATTTGGTATTCTGTGTCGGGATTTTCCCATTACAAAACGGGCAGGTAGAATCATGCGACACATGTTTCATAACGGTTTCGCCGTCAACGATAAATGAAAGCCGCTTTATGTCTGCACTATACTGCGTTTTTAGTGCAGCGTAGCGCGATATAAGCATTTGGCATTCTGTCAAGCGCTCTTTCTTCGCTAGCATACTGTTGAGTAACGACTGGCTGTTTGACATCGCGGCTGATATTTTTTTTTCGATATCCGATAATGCCTGAACTGCATTATCAATTTCCTTTTGGACGTCCAACCCGTCAAATGCACCAATCATATCAAGGATACTTTGTTTTCGGTCTGCAACTCCGGAAAGCTCTTTATTGATATACTTTTCAACTGCTGCTTTTCGTATAGCTCGTTCTTTTTTGCTTTCGCGTTCATCAAAATTGGAGAAGTCGTTTCCGTATATCAAAAACAATAAAGATGAGAGGAAAGCTGTGCGCCCCTGTATGCTTTTTGCACCGCCTTCTGGCATAAGGATAGAACTCTCTCGTTCTATCTGACGTTCCTTTATTAGGATGACGGGCAGGAAGGTGCGCCATGTCAGATGTTGTGGTCTAAAATTTTCGTTGGCAATTATGTCATGGTCATCCTCTATACCAATTAAAGCAAGCCAAACCTTGCTGATAGATTCCATGGTTTTCGTCGCGTTCCTGGCTTTATAAGTACCACTTTCGATTCTATCGTCAGAACTAACTACATCGATTTTGTTTAATTCCAGTTTGCGCGTAAATTGAATTGAGCCATTTTCTGTGCTGACAAAAAGCATAATAGTATCATAACCCGTGGCACCCGCAAACGGAAGATTATCACTGCCAAAAATATAATCGATGCAACGAAGGATGGTAGTTTTTCCTGTGTTTGAAGGACCCGATATAATCGTAAGTCCTCTGTCAAACTCCGCAACAGCATCCTTTTTATTGGCACCCTTGACTATCAGCTTATTTATATAAAAATCTGCCATGTTCACTCCTCCTTTCCGCTAAGTGCTCTTTTATTAATTTCTGCGAGAATTTCAACTTCTGACTTGCCTTCAATATACTTGCAAACCGCTTGAGACATAACAATATACTCTTCGGTATAGTCGGAAGTCAGCTCGTCACATATATGCGCTCCTTGTGCTGTTATTTCGTATGTAAAGCCGCTTCGGTTTTGTACTGCTGATACGAGCCTATTAAGTACAAGCTGCTTAATTGCCTTGCCAACAAGCACTCTCTTTGACGCTACTTCACTAAAACTTAAGCTGTTGTCACCATTCAGGTTGTACGCGGCAAGGCCAAAATCACGAGCATAAATCGTCATAAAATCAGCGGCAGCAATTTTGTCCAGCGTCATAGCTTCTCCAAATACGCGTAGGGTCAGAAGAACGCGGAGTGAAGTTTCGAACGGGGTGTTAAACAGTTCAGTCATCGTCAAACACCCACTGGATTTTCCCGTCATTCACCAGCATATGGCAAATGCCTTTCTTTTCGCTGTTGTTGATAAGGTCTTTGATTTGCGTGAGAAAAGATTTTGTTAACATTATCTGTGACACCTGATTTAAAACAGCCAATAGGCGTTTAAAACCGTCATCAAAATCATTCCAACATACATCAATGATACCGTTGTAAGCATCTTCCTTTATCTTGCCAAATTCCACATCACCATTCTCGAATATTTCACGCACTGAACGCTCTACCCGAACAGCATTATAATAGTTTTCACGCTGATCCGAATAGTTACGGCGGTATCTGGCGTTAAGTGTAGGCAAATTTTCTTTCGTTACGCATGCCACACCTGTAGCTTGTGCGTAAGCAGCAAATAGCGCCTTAATGTATGGCATTTCCTCTTGGGCAATATCTTCAGGTGGCATTATTTTTTCATGCAGGTTAAACACCTGACCGTTGATTGAAATCTTACCGTCCTTTACATACACAGTTGCTATTGGCACTCCTATTAGTTTCTGCTTTTCAAGTAAAGCAGCACTAGCGGATGTGTCTTTTCTTTTTGTTTGCCTTGCAGTTTCTGTCAATATTGAAACAAAGAGTTTGGCGCATTTATCGGCGACATCATCTCCTTGGATATTAATGCCACGTTCTGTTAATTCCTTATCAAGATTTTCTGCGAGATCATCAGAAAGGTTGTCATTTATATAAGCAGAAAAGCACATCGGGTCGCTTGCGTCGAGAAGCTGCGCCGCAAGCGATATTGGAAATGGTTTCGATCCATTATATATGCGGTTCTTGTAATCTGGAGTTTTATCGGTCAGAGGGCTTCCGGCTAAGTCTGAATCATCCACGACAAAATTGCAAAGCAGGTCGTCTACATACTCTGCTGGCTGCTTTGCCTGCCCGATATACGGATACATCATTCTGAAATATTCATCTGGCTTCATAGGTATTTCTCCTTTCTCTGCCAAAAGTCCGAATCAGTCCGTATCAGTCCGTTGCGTTCCGTGGTGAATGCGGTAAATCGTATACGATTATATCGTCAGCAAAATGCATTATTTGCACAGAAATACAATGCAGGGCACCAGTTGCGGTATTTGATGTTAACAAGCTAATGGTATTATATTGCAAATTTTTGCAATTGTCCATAGTTTGTTTGTCTTCGTAAACGTATTGAGTGCAAAATTAAATACATTTTACTGAACAAATCAATTTCAAAGCCTGAGATGCGCATTAAGGCGGCGGGATACATAAAAAGTTTAAACATCACGGCAATTGCCGTGTGATGGACTTCGGATGTACCCACCGTACTTTGCCATGCTCATTTCAGGCGAACGGTCGGTGCTTCGAAGCACCGGCTTTTTATATGTCCTTGCCGCCCCATCCGCGCACAGGCGGAAAGGACAAACCATGAAAAAAAATGAAAAATCACAGCAAACCAAACAGTACTACATCTACTTGCCGTACACAAAACAGCGAATCCCAGTCACTAAACAAGTCTACTTAGAATACTACCGCCCTATTTGGAGGCAATTCAAACGGGCTCGTGCTCACGGCCAGTGTTCCTGCCCTGGTCACTGGTGGTGGAAATGCGAAGGTGACTGTGTCACCTGCAAATATCAAAATGCAGGGGACAAGCTCTCTCTGGAATATGAGAAAGAGATCCTGGGGGATATTCATCCTGACCCCGGAATCGATATAGAGTCCTTCGTAACAGACAAAATCATCTTTGAACAGCTGCTCAAACGCCTTGATGAGATTCTTCCAGAAGCCCGCCGTATCGGTGAGCTACGTCTGGCAGGAATTCCTGACCGGGATATAGCTGATATCATCGGTATTCCTCGTTCCACATTTCGCTCCCGACTTAAGAAAGCAGAAGCCCAACTCAGAAAAGAATACGGCGATATTTTCTAGCCTTAGGGTGCAGCTTCAAATACCTCTGGTTACCTCATCCGGTGACCAGAGGTATCTTCTAAAAATTATTTTTTTAGACTTCGTCCAAATAGGCCTTTTCCCTCCAGCGAATTGTGAAAGTGATAAAAACCTGCTTTCAGAACTGAGGTGAAAAAATGCATCAGGTAAAAGATGCTCGGCCACACGCTGTGGATGAAGAACTCATCGCGGTTCTTACCGCAATCAGCATCATGGCCATGCGTCTGGCAAGAAAACTAACAAAACTTTTAATGCAGAGTCAATCAACGGAAGGAGGAAAATCAGATGAGCAAAACAAGCGACATATCCATGTGCATCGAAGACCTACGAAAATGCGCTACCACTATTAGTATTGTAGCGGATTACCTAACTGAATTTTTGAGTAATGAGGTTACTAGTCCGCAAACCAAAACCCCTGCTGAACCAACACTAACACTTGAAGCAGTCAGAGCAGTTCTGGCGGAAAAATCCCGTAATGGCTACACTGCCCAAATTCGTTCTTTGCTCCAGAAGTATGGTGCCAGCAAGCTCTCTCAAATCGATCCGGCCAACTATAAGGCTCTACTTGAAGATGTGGAGGGATTGAATGATGGCAACTAAAGGACATGCGCTTCTTTCCGCGTCGTCTGCAGAGCGTTGGCTACGTTGCCCACCTTCTGCACGGTTATGTGAGAGTTATGAGGATAAAGGCAGTGATTATGCAGCAGAAGGCACTGACGCCCACAGTCTTTGTGAATACAAACTCCGTCGCGCTCTGGGCATGGAGGCTGATGACCCTACTGAAAATCTTACCTGGTACAACGAGGAAATGGACGACTGCGCCACTGGTTATTCCACTTTTGTCCTTGAGCAGGTAGAGGCTGCAAAGCAGATCTGCTCCGATCCAGTTGTCCTTATTGAACAACGCGTGGACTTTTCACGCTGGGTAAAAGATGGTTTTGGAACTGCTGATTGCATTATTATCGCAGATGGCACCATGACAATATGTGATTATAAGCATGGCCGCGGCATCATGATTGACGCTAACCAAAACCCGCAGCTTCAATGCTACTCTTTAGGTGCTTTAGAAATCTTCGATGGCATCTATGATATCAATACTGTCAAAATGATTGTCTACCAACCGCGCAGAGATAATGTCAGTACTTATGTTATTTCCAAAGAAGACTTATATCGCTGGGCAGATGAGGTTTTGAAACCCACTGCAGATCTCGCCTTTGCCGGTAACGGAAACTTTCATTGTGGTGAATGGTGCTGCTTCTGTAAAGCCAAATATGACTGTCGAGCCAGAGCCGAAGCCAATTTGGAATTAGCCAAGTATGAGTTTAAGTTACCACCACTCTTGGAAGACGAGGAAATTGAGGAAATTCTCACCCGCGTGGATGACCTTGTAACATGGGCTTCCGATATCAAGGAATACGCGCTTCAACAAGCACTCAGCGGCAAAGAATGGTCTGGTTGGAAACTGGTTGAAGGCCGTTCAAACCGTAGGTATACAGATGAGGTAGTAGTTGCTAATGTAGTCAGCAAGGCTGGTTTCGACCCTTATGAACAGAAGATTCTTGGTATCACAGCAATGCAAAAACTGCTCGGAAAATCCCGTTTTGATGAACTTCTAGCATCGTACATCGAAAAACCACAGGGAAAACCAACACTTGTGCCGGTGAGTGATAAACGTCCGGCAATGAATACAGCCAAAAATGATTTTATGGAGGAAAAAGATTATGAATAACAACTCAAAGAAAGCCAATATCAATCCTAAGATACATTCTGTCGGGTAATGTTTCAGGCTCCGGTGGTGCAAATAGTGTCCGTGGTCCTTTGCACACGATTTTACCTATTGGCAGCGTGGTTATTGGCGGTCAGGGCGGGGAACTATATCCTACGACTTATGACTGCCATTTAATAACACTTTGTCGTCAATCTGATACAAGTGAAAAAGAACTGGATTTCTATATTTCCAATGATGAGGAAACCTTCACCCGAATTCAACGGAGTACACCTATTGGGTCAAATACTTCAGCAGAGTCCTTGCACATTCATATTGAGATGCGACAGACCAGAGTACCTGCCGGTTACGGATTGTATATCTGTATGGGTAGCGATGGCACATCATCAAGTGCATATTGTGATTTGAAGTTTACCTATCACTTATACCCTGCTGCTCTTGCAACAGATGCTTTACAATCATTCGGATAATAAAAGGAGGAAACAATGAGTAAGAGTGTATACTTAAGCCCTTCTATTCAGGAAGGGAATATTGGCTATGGTGATTATGGCACAGAAGAGAAAAGAATGAACGAAGTGTGCGATGTAACTCAAAAGCACTTATTCAGGCATGGGCTTACTGTTTTTAGGAACAGGCCGGATATGACTTTAAAGCAGGTTGTAGCAGACAGTAATGCCAAAGATCCGACAATACATTTTGCGATCCATAGTAATGCTTTTAATGGAAAAGTTCGAGGTAGTGAGATTTATTGTCATCGATTTGGTGGCGAAGGAGAACGGCTTGCAAGGCTTGTCTATGATGAATTAGAGTCCATCACACCAACCAAAGGGCGTGGAATAAAAGAAGGAAAGGATCACTTCGGTCCAGGTAAACCTCTATATGAACTTTCTGCTACTGTTGCTCCTGCTGCTTTAATAGAAGTGGCCTTCCATGATCAGCCGGATGATGCAAAATGGATATTAGAGAACATTGAACCAATAGGCATAGCCATAGCCAAGGGAATATTAAAATATTTTGATATTGAATGGATTGATGATAGAAGTGAGCTTGAAAAAGCTGTAGATATACTAGCTGAAACAGGTTTTATACTATCTCCACAGTATTGGAAAGATAATGCCGTTCCAGGAGGAGCGATCAATGGTGCATATGCAGGGCTTCTTTTAAAACGAATAGGTTCATTCATAAAAACTATGCTTGAGGGACTGAATAAATTGTCGAAATAAGTCCGTATTTGTTTGTAAATTAAATCAATACATGGTAAAATATTATATATATTATCTAGTGGTTTATTCTGGGGGGTATAAACTGCTTAATTGTGGGACCTACGGAGGAACGTGCTCTGTAGGTCTTTTTTTTATTTGTCATATTAATTATATGCTTATCCTTTATTTATAAGGTCAATTTTTCTGCTTTAATCTAAAGAAAATTTAATCCATATTCGTCCAAAAAGCTCTGTCGCCTCCAGCGAGTTGTGAGGATAGTTCGTCCTCAGAACGGAGGAATCTAAACATGACAAAAACTGTTGATACAAATCTTGAAAAGAAGCCTATTTCACAGGAGCAGTTACAACATGAATATGATTACTTTCTTGCTCAACAAATACTGGAATCTATGTTGAAAAACAGATTAATTACTGAGGATGAATTTAATAAAATCACCGCTTTAAATCGTAGTTCTTTCTCGCCTATTCTGGCTCAGTTAATGTCCTGAAACTGTTGATATTACTTCGTTTAAGAGGTAACATGACACACTAGCAAGGAGGTGAGAGAATGAAAAAGATAACAAAAATTGCTCAAAACACGACTACAGTTTCTACCGAACAGCACAAGCTACGAGTTGCTGCCTATTGTCGTGTTTCTACCGACAATGAAGATCAGCTGGTTAGCCTTGATACGCAAATAAAACATTATGAGTCCTATATCAATGCAAATCCTGATTGGGAATTTGCCGGGCTATACTATGATGAAGGCATCACAGGTACTAAAAAAGAAAAAAGACCTGAGCTGCTTCGGATGATTTCAGACTGCAAAAATAAGAAAATAGACTTTATCGTAACAAAGTCTATCAGTAGGTTTGCACGAAATACCACTGACTGTCTGGAGCTAGTAAGAAAACTACTCAGCCTTGGTATCTATATCTATTTCGAGAAGGAAAACATTAATACAGGGTCAATGGAAAGCGAACTCATGCTGTCAATCCTATCTGGACTGGCCGAAAGTGAATCGGTTGCCATTTCGGAAAACAGCAAATGGTCCATAAAGCGTAGGTTCAAGAATGGTACATTTAAAATCTCATATCCACCCTATGGCTACGATATGGTTGGCGGGAAGATGGTCATTAACAAATCCCAGGCTGAAATTGTTCGTTTTATCTTCACTGAAATTTTGTCGGGTAAAGGAACCCATAAGATTGCCAATGAACTTAATCGCCGTAATATACCAACCAAAAAGGGCGGTCGATGGACATCAACAACTATTCGAGGAATGGTCAGCAATGAAAAATATACTGGTGATGCCATTTTCCAAAAGACCTACACTGATGCTCACTTTAATCGCCACCATAATTACGGTCAAAAGGATCGATATCTAGTAAAGAATCATCATGAACCTATCATAAGTCATGAGATTTTTGAAGCCGCACAAGAAGTAATAAAACAGCGTAGCAAGGAAAAAGGTGTAAAAAAGCGACATGAAAAGTATCAGAATCGCTACCCCTTTTCGGGGAGAATCATCTGCCATCAATGCGGTGGTACATTTAAGCGCAGAATCCATTCAAGCGGCAAACATAAAATCGCTTGGTGCTGTTCTACTCATATTTCAGAGATAGAAAAATGCTCTATGAAATATATTCCCGAGTCCCATTTTGAGTATGCTTTCGTCACCATGATGAACAAGCTCATCTTCGGACATGAGATTATTCTTAAACCGCTTCTTGCGGGTCTGCGCAATCTTAACACCGATGACAGCATTGTAAGCATTCGAGAGCTAGACAAAAAGCTTGAAGAAAACATGGAGCAACGAAATGTTCTGGTCGGCCTGATGACCAAGGGTTATCTTGAGCCTGCCGTTTACAATAAGAGCAATAACGAACTGTTACAGGAGGCTGAACGACTGCGTCGTCAAAAAGAATCTTTATCCCTCTTTTTGAACTGTGATACACAGCACCTAAATGAAGTCAATGAACTCCTGCATTTTACTACAAAGGCAAATATGTTGGACAGTTTTAACAGTGAGATTTTTAAGTGCTTTGTAGAACGGATTATCGTATATTCCCGAACAGAAATCGGATTTAAACTAAAATGTGGCATTACATTAAGGGAAAGGCTGGTGAGATAAATGAGCCACACGCCATTTGGCTACCGAATTGAAAATGGAAAAGCCATAATTGATAGTGAAGCTGCTGAGAAAGTAAAAAAACTGTTTCAGTATTATCTTTCTGGCGATTCGTTAGTAAACGCTGCAAAAAAAGCTGGCATTAAATCCTATCATTCTGGTATTGGCAGGATGCTTAGAAACACCTGTTATCTCGGTAATGAGTATTATCCTGTGATTATCGATAATGAGACCTTTGCTGCCGCCGAGGAGGAACGCACCAGGCGGGCTGAGAAGCTTGGCCGCATTCGTAAACCAAAAGAAAAATCAGAGATTGTCTTCCCCACCGAATTCTATATAAACGAAGTCGTGCAGCAATTTGATGATCCTTTTCAGCAGGCCGAATACGTCTACAGTTTGATAGAAATGGAGGTACAAAAAGATGGAAGTTAATAAGAATGTAACCGTAATTCCAGCACGAAACTTAATGGGTAGGAAGAAAAAAGGTGAAGAAAAGCCAAAGCTCCGTGTAGCAGCTTACTGTCGAGTTTCTACAGATAGTGACGAGCAGGCTACCAGCTATGAAACACAGATAGAACATTATACGACATACATAAATAATCACCCAGATTGGGAATTTGCAGGCATTTTTGCGGATGACGGTATCTCCGGTACCAATACTAAGAAACGCGATGAATTCAACCGCATGATTGACGAGTGTATGGCCGGTAATATCGATATGATCATTACAAAGTCCATTAGCCGTTTTGCCCGAAACACGTTGGATTGCTTGAAATACATCCGTCAGCTAAAGGAAAAGAACATTCCCGTCTTCTTTGAGAAAGAAAACATTAATACCATGGATTCCAAGGGTGAAGTTCTGCTAACAATTATGGCCTCACTTGCACAGCAAGAAAGTCAGTCTTTAAGCCAGAATGTGAAGTTGGGCCTACAGTACCGTTACCAGCAAGGCGAGATCCAAATAAACTGTGCTAGGTTTCTCGGTTATACCAAGGATGAGAATAAGAAACTAGTCATTGTTCCGGAAGAAGCCGAGGTTGTAAAACGTATCTACCGGGAATACCTTGAGGGTGCCAGTATGCTTAAAATAGCCCGTGGCTTAGAAGCTGACGGTATTCGAAACGGAGCAGGTAATAAAAGATGGCATACCAGCAATATAAATCATATCCTGCGAAATGAGAAATATATTGGGGATGCTCTTTTGCAGAAAACTTATACCGTTGACTTTCTAACAAAGAAACGTGTTAAGAACAACGGCATTGTTCCTCAATACTATGTAGAAAATAACCATGAGCCCATTATCCCGCGTGAAATTTTCATGCAGGTACAAGAAGAGCTCATTCGACGTCGCATCGTTCATACCAGCCCTAATGGAAAGAAAAGAACCTTCAGCAGCAACCACTGCCTTGCACAGATAGTTTTCTGCGGTAATTGCGGCGAAGTTTTCCGAAGAGTTCACTGGAACAACCGTGGAAAGAAATCTATCGTCTGGCGCTGCGTTAGCCGCTTAGAAAACACCGGTTTATTCTGTGATGCTCGGACGGTATTAGAAAGTACCATAGAGCAAGTGCTGGTTACCGCCATAAACAATACGCTGAGCGGTAAGGATACTTTCCTCTCCACGCTCCGGAATAACATCGCCACCGTCTTAACCAAAGAAAACGACCAGACCTTAGCTGACATAGATAATAAGCTGGAAGAGCTACAAACAGAACTTCTTAAACTGGCCAGTTCCAATGCTGATTATGAGAAAGTTGGCGAAGAGATTCACCGTTTGCGTGACCAGAAGCAAAGCTTGATGGTTGAAAACGCAAACAGGGATGAACTTAAAAAGCGTATAGCCGATATGAGCACATTTTTAAAGAAGCAATCCACCGCTCTTACCAAATATGATGAGCAGCTTGTCCGGCGGCTGATTGAAAAGGTCACCGTCTACGAGGATAAATTTACCGTGGAATTTAAATCGGGCTTGACGGTGGATGTTAATGAATAAGGCTAAACAAAGAAACCCTGCTGGCCATTACGTTCAGCAGGGTTCTTGTATTTAAAACAAATCCTCAATTAAGCCTTTTGACGGTAAAGAAGCTTGTTTGAAAGCATTTCTAATTGTTTTTGCCTGTTCTTCTCCTTGTTTTGCTATTTTAGCAATTATTTCTTTACTACTTGATAAGTTTTCTGTTGAAAATGTTATTTTGACTGCAGTACCTTGGAAATTCGTATCTCCTACCTTAGATTGTCCATCATGATATATGTTAATATATTTGTTACCTGATGCTAAACAAAATGATCCATGCAGTTCTTTGCAAATTTGACTTACCATATATAGCCCAAATCCCGAATTAGCCCATGGAGCATCAGAAGTATTTTTTTTAGAAGGCTGAAATGCTTGCGATATTCCAGCCTTAATTGAACATTTTATTGCATCCTCATCAGTATTTATATATTTCCTGTGTACAGTATTTTTTCTTAAACTTTCTTTAACACCAATTCCTTCGTCTAATATTGCAATTTCAGCTGTATTATCAGACCAATACTGTCCACATATCCAAGCCTTATGACTTTCAGCGTGTTCTGGTATGTTCCTTAGAATTTCTCTAATTAAGTATGTCATCAATTTTTGCATTTCTTCATTGTTTCTACTTAATATTTTGGCTAATCTGAATGATTCCGCTTCTATTGCATCACCAAGTCCAATTAGATTTCCGTTCAAATAATTAGATTTGTGAATACTATGCAAGTCCAATTCCGTAATAGGAATATAATTATCGTTACCGTTAGCTTCGCCTGGCAACTTACCTATAGTTATATTTTCTGATATTGCTTTGAAAAATCCCATATGTGCGGCATATGTAATTGCATCTTTTGATAGATTTGTTTCAAGTGAAAATGAAGTTTCTATGTGTTTTTTACGAAATTGCTTGATTGCCGAAGCTGCCAAAAGCATCCCAAACGGCCTTACCCACTTCATATTTGCAAAAAAAACAAAGTGTTCATCCAGAACTATATCGCTTAGATTCTTTGCTAATTCTAAAGAATTTGTTGTTTCTAAACTTTTAATTTCATATCTCATTTCAACCCTCGTTTTAATTTCGTCTTTACGCAGCATTTATTATCAGCGGTACAAAGGTAATACCACTATTTCATTCAAGCACCTCATCAAATATCGTCATGTTCTATACAAGTTGGCTCTCCATCAACAAACTTATACATATAAAAGCGAATATTAACAATAACCTGTATACTTAACATTTTAAATCATTTTTCTGGAATGATGGTAATGCCTAACTCTTCTCGGCATTCTCTTATCAGTATGCATCGTACTCGTAATACGATCGCATTTCTGATTCAAAGTCAGATATTGCATCTAACATAGAATCACAACCTTCAAAAAAGTTAATAAGTGCGCGCATATATTCATATACGTTTTTTAGATCAATTGTCTTATTATTGATTCTATACTCTAAACTGTAAGATGTCGGATACCTAAAAACATCACCATTCTTATCTAATGTGTCAATAGTTAATAATCCCCGCTCTGCAAGATCAATAATGGAAAGGTCTTGTCCTTGTTCATTAGCATAATACTGAATCACCGGTCGTACATTCTTCCACAAATCTTTTTTAATTTTATGGCTTTTTCTTTTTGAAAAGAATGTATGCTTTGTAACCCCATTTTCAACACTACTGTAGAAAATGCGTTTTAAGCAAAGTTCGATTGCATTACGTAATAAAAACATTACCGGATAAACTTTTTCTTCATTTGACAATTCTTGATTAAAAAAAATAAAATCAGCAACTTCAATATAACCTGTCACTTTTACATGGAAGCCATTATCAGATATTGACTGCCAAAAATAACAATTGCCAATACCGTGATTAGCCATTATAAAAAATTCTGGCCTAAGTTTATTGTCAAACGCATCTTCTTCGGCAACAACACCTTTATTTATACATTTCTTTATCAATGCAAAAGCTTGAAGCATATTATTAGCAACTTCAACAATGTCAATAAATTTATCCCTGTACTGAGCGAGAAACTCATCTTCAAAAGGAAAGCGAAATACGTCAGATTTACTATCGACCAATTCTAAAGACCACAAATATGTAGATATCCATATAGACTCTTCGTTTGATAGATAGTTTTCTTCCTGAGAATATTTTTGCCAAAGCATAAATAAGTCATGACAACATTCTTCAAACGCTGCTTGAATATCAAAATTTTTAGTGTAAATTCTGCATAATAGAGCTTTTAAACCAAGTTCCATACTTTGTCTGAGCATAAAAATGCCGGGGAGAAACCACATATCAGATTTGACATTATCATGCCCACTTTCAATAATATTCTTAAAAGTATGAAATCCTGACTTATAAAACACATAGGCTAAATCACGATAATCAATGAATGTATCCTTTGACCATCTGATTTCAACTTGATATTCCTGATTAATAAGTTTCCAGAAATCCATATCGTCAGTAGGCCAAAAATAATTGGATAACCCCATATCACTCCTCCTCGTATTATAAAGTAGTAGTGTTTATAGTCCCTCTCCAAGGACTTAATGCTATAATTTTCACAGACGCTGTGGATTAGTCATTTCCTCCTAACGCTTGACGTTTTCAGAAAGGCAATAACCACAGCCGTTTGTTTAATTGGTAATTAGTTGGATAACGCATGACGTTTCATTTAGAACGAGGTTACATTCGACAAACCGGTCTGTGGAAGAAAGCAGTGTCAAATATAACACAAAGGAGTACTCATTATGATTTACGCAGGAATTGATGTTGCTAAGGACAAGCATGATTGTCTCATAGTTGATTCCAATGGGGTGGTTCTTTCCAATACTTTTACCATCCCGAACAACAGGCAGGGGTTTGATGAATTGTTTGCGAACCTCAAGACGCACTCTAAAGACTTATCAGGGTTAAAAGTAGGGCTGGAAGCTACCGGCCACTACAGCGATAATCTTTTAGAGTTCTTGATCGCCAATAATCTACCCACTACAGTGATCAATCCGTTATATACTAATCTTTATAGAAAAGGTCTAAGCCTTAGAAAGACAAAAACGGATAAGGTCGATGCTCACTCTATTGTGACTATGCTTAGGACAGAAGACTTAAAGCCCTACTCACAGTCATCTTATCATGTTCGTGAGCTTAAGTCACTAACAAGGTACCGTTTTTCTTTGGTACAGGATTGTGCAAGACTAAAGTCTTCTTTTGCAAGGCTTTGTGTAATTCTTTTCCCCGAGTTAGAGAAGTTGGTTCCATCGCTGCACATAGCTTCTGTATACGCTCTATTGGCTGAATTGCCAAATGCAAGAGCAATGTCCGAATGTCACCTTACCAGGCTAACGAATCTGCTTTCTGAAGCTTCTAAAGGCCGCTACAGCAAGGATAAGGCTATCGAGATACGTAATGCTGCCAAGGTATCTATAGGGTCGTACAGCGAAGTAAAGTCCCTCGAATTACAGCAAACCCTTCAACTCATTCAAATGATGGAGAAGCAGATTGCACAGGCTGAGGCAAGAATCAATCCAATTGTGGATAGTCTTCATAGCCCCATTATGACCATACCCGGTATTGGGTACCGTATGGCTGCTATCATCATTGCAGAAACAGGCAATTTAGCCAATTTTGATAAAGCTGAGAAGGTGCTCGCCTTTGCAGGGTTAGAACCTTCTGTATACCAGTCAGGGCAGCTGACCTCCACACATGCAAAAATGGTTAAGCGTGGTTCAAAATACCTGCGCTATGCTCTATTTAATGCCGCAAAGTATGTCTGCCATTGGGATGAAGGCTTCCGTCAGTATTTGGCTAAGAAACGTGCTGAAGGTAAACCATACAACATAGCTGTTTCTCATGCGGCTAAGAAACTGACAAGAGTAATCTTTCATCTGGTTAAAACTAATCAGTCTTTTTCCAGATAGAATGGCCTGTTCCATAATGATTTTTTGAGCAGCTCCTTGGGGGTGCTCTATTTGTCATGCAATTATCAAGGTTCAATTTTATTTAAAATACACTTCTGCAGTCCATTTAAAAACTTCATTTTAGGGCTTGACTTTTGATAGTTAGTCTTTCTAT